TGATCATGGATTGTGTTTCCCGTTGGTGGTTGTCCGGGTCGGTTGTCTTCAATCTCAACCCGTTGCGCGTTTCCAACTTGCGCTAAAACCTTATTGGCATACCGTGAATGCTGCAAAACCTCGTTTGGCCGGCGCACCGAACCAAAATAGGCATCATATCCTTGTTGGCCGTTGCGAATGTATCCACTCCGCAACGTGAACCGCTCGCCAACACGAATAAGAGCGCCAATGTTTTTTCCTGGATCGTTAACATCCTGCCACGTTTTCAGCCCGTACTCACCGCGATTAAATTGCAGCGGCCCAAATGAATTTTCGCCACGTGGCGTTGTGCGAAATCTCTGCAATGACCCATCGCGGCCAACGCGTGCAATACGCCCGCCACTTTCTTGCCGAAGCAGCATTGTGAAAAATCGCGCCCACTCCCGTGGAGATCCGGTCGTAATGCCAAATTGCGCCCCGTCTTTCGGCACAAAGCCATTCAGCCGAGATGATGCAACTTGCGAGATTGCCGCTTGTGCGAAGCTGACGCTGTCCACACGGTCGCCGATTATCTTGATTTGACCGTTAAACGCTGGTGCGGTTCCCTTATTATGGAAAGCGCCGCCAAGGTGTTGCCGGATTGTTGATTGAGCCCACCGCGGAACGCTATTCGAAGAGTAATTCGGACCCCATGCACGCCGGCCGCCCTTATCAATATGAATTGCGTTCGGATAAACGCCGATACCATTGAACCCCAACGCCGACGCTTGTCGGATTAAGCGCAAGCGATCTTCTGTATTGAAGCCGCGAACGTTGATATCTATTGCGTTGCCGTGTACGTGCTGGCTTCCCTTTGCGCCGCCCACTGCCGCGTTATGTGCTGCTGTCCGATGCGCTGAATTGATCTGCAATGATTGCCCGAATCTCTGCTGCAGTTGAGAGAATCCGGCGACAACATCTTGCCGCACACCGCGCAATTTCTTTGCCTGACCGGACGACAATGGAACTGACGTGTTGCGTGTTGGTTCGGCTGCTTTTCGGCTTTGCGCACGGTCAATTTCATTTTGTGCCTCGGTAAAGGCTTCGCCCAAAATTATTTTCTGCTTACCGTATTCCTCAAGGCTCATGCCCTCCCTGTTTTTCATCAGGTCGTTAAGCTGCTGCGCGGCCACATCCTTTCGCGCTTGCGCATCTTCAACCGTATTCTGGCCTTGCTCTGTTCCAATCCCCTCCATTCCGGAAGGGTTGAACTTATACCGCGCAATAATCTCTTTCGCTGTCTCCGATGCGTTCGGGCCGGCTGCTTTTAACCAGCGATCATAGACCTGTTTGACCGCATGCGCGCGGAGCTGATTCTTAACTTGCGGGCTAGCAACATCACTGCCATCAATCAGCTGGTCAATCTTGCCGAGATATTCGACATTTTGATCTGGATCATCGCCAATGTTCGGAAGCACTTGATTATCAAGCACTTTCTTGGTTTGGTCAAACGCCCACTTCTGGCGATAAACCTGCACATCGCTGAATGACTTGTTGTCGAGTTCCGCGCGTTGCCGTGCAATAAACAGCTGGCCTTCCTGCTGTTTAGATTTTGGTAGACTGTCTAAAAACTTTTTTGCGTTTTGTTCAAACGTTGCAAGCCGGTTTGAGCGCCATTCATTCCCGTCACCAGACAATTGCGTCTTTGACTGGTTATATTGCAAATCATTGTTGCCGCCGAATTCCGTTGCCTTGATCTTGAAATCGAAGTTATCAGCCTTGGCTTGTTCGGCTTCTGCATATTTGGCAACGCTACCGGCTGCACTTGCGACTGTTGAGACAATCGAAGCAATCGCTTTAACCTTGGATGCCTCATACTGCGCTTTCTGGCCCCGTGCGCGGGCTTCTGACTTCCGGCTCTCCCCAACAGCCTTATAACCCGCACCGCTGTTGCGCGTGCGTTGTATTGGCCTTGCGTTCAACGATGTGCTAGCGAATGGCCGCCGATCAACCACAGGCATACGAGGCACCTATGATTGTTGCATTGCGCTGGATTGGATACATATTGCTGGCTTTGGGCTTTGTTGTTTTGATAGCGTCGTTGCTCGGTAGCTGGTTTGATGGCGAACCCATCTACTCGATGATGAACCCTTTCAACATCAAGCTACTCGTTACTGCTGTCATAAGCTTAGGGCCGGGACTCGCCCTGCTATGGCTTCACGACTGGCTAAGCCGCCGTTACGCTAACAAATGAACTAGGACCACGTGATCCGCCGCCGAGTGTATCGGCTGCGTTATCGTAGTTTTGCGCGCTCTGAATATACGCGTCACGCTGGATGACTAAGTCTTCTGCTTCGTTCATGTGAGAGATGGCCGTGGCTTCTCCGCCCCAGATTTGGACGAGATTGTCGAGCTGTCCTCGTTGTTGGGTTTCGTTGACGACGAGGGCCGCTGATCCGCTTCCGGGGTCGAGGCCGGCGGCAGCAAATCTAGCCGTTTGTCTAGCGACCTGAGAACGTGTCTCCGCGCGCGTTTTTTGAGCCTCGAAGTGTGATTTTTGTAGCTCGGTTCGCGCATTGATCTTCTCAACGATTGCATCTCGTTCGGCAACTTGAGCGGCGGCACGCGCCTTATCCGCCTCGGCGCGGTTCACATCCGCTTGCGCTTGCATCTGCGCTTGTTGCGCCTGGATGCCTGCGACCGTTCCGACAATGGATGCAACGGCTCCGATAAGTCCTACGAGTGGGGCGCAAATGGTTAGGGCCCTCCCCTATGGAATTCGCCGAAATGTTTTGACGCGGCGGCTTCATAAGCAGCGCTTGCTTCTTCTGCGGTTGCAAACATGCCTAAATATTGCAATCTTCCATGAATGCGGATGCTTGCTTGATATGGCCGTTTGTTCACCGTTTTGCGTTGTGTCACGCCACGAAATCCGCTCGTGTTTGTTGAAAACAAACCCGCATTTCCTGCATTGTCCTTGGCATTCGCCAAACGCAAATTAGAAATCCTGTTATCAGCCCGATTTCTATTTACGTGATCAATCCACTTAGGCGGCCATTCACCATTCATGTAAAACCACGCCAGCCTATGTTCGCGATAATTACATTTATCGATTCGAATGATCCGATAGCCCTTAGCGTTAATACATCCCGCAATGCCGCCAGCGCTAGCGCGCGGGCTTGCTCGCATCTTCCATCGAAAAACTCCCGTCTTCGGGTTATAGTCGAGAACTTCAAGCAATCTTTCGTGTGTCAGCATCAGAAGGATTCTTCCGTTTGCATCTCGACAACAAGCGATGTCAGCATAAACGGAAACGGTGTATCGTGCTCAAACCTAACCCGGCATTCACGCGACCAACCGGACGGCGTTGTCAATTCCAGATATTCAGATCGAAGCGGCGGCGAGCTGTCCATTTCGTGCTCTGGCAATCGATAGATGATAGAGTCCATATTACTCGAGTTCGGCCCTATCTTTCCACCTAAAGATCTATAAACATTAGCATAAACTGCGTGTATGTTGCGTGGTCGCGCTGATGCAGATCCTTGTTGCGCGCCAGCTTCGAGATCCATCGTCTCAAGCGCTGCATCTATGGCCAAGCCAACCGAAACCGTCGCGCCGGCTGGGTCAACGTTGAGATTGATTTCACCGTTTGTGACGGTGTGCGTTTCCTGCGATCCATTGTTAAGTACGGATACCGTTTCACCTTCCAGATGATACAGGCCCGTGATTTCCGCATCCGCCGCCGCACCTGAGATGCTGCAATCAACGCCGATATAGGCCGCCTTATAATTATCATCAGATAAGGAAATCGAAGGGTATTGCGCTTGAACTTCGATATATCGTTTCGTCCCGCCGTTGATCGTCCGTTCGGACAAAATATATAAGTCATCGTTTGTTGTGCCTGGGATTGAAACGCACCGCTTAACCTTTCCTGATGTTCCGCCAATGATATGCTTGTGCCACGCCACCACCTGCTGTTGACGTTCATACGTCATGCCAAGCAAATACCCGTCTTCACGCACCGCATAGACGACTTGGTCCGGCTCTAGCTGATAGGCCAACTCAACCATGCCGTCGCCGGTGATGTGTTCAGAAAATATCGTTAGGTCTACAGCCTCATAACTATCACGCGCAAAATCATAGCTGTATTCCCGAAGCTTCTTTGCATTGTTGTCCGGGTCGCCTGATCGTTGCGGAAACAGCGTAATCCGGCCAATCCGAATAGGTGCCGTCGCGGATGATCCGAACGTGGTCTGTGGTGCAACGCGAATGTTAGACGGTGTGAGCGCTTCGTTGTTTGCACTCGTGCCAATCGACATTTCAGAACTAGACGTTCCGGCTGTTAACACCGTGCCTGGTGATAGCCAGCGAATAACGTCAGCTTGGCCCGCGCCAATCGTTGCGATAATGGCGTCACTGTCTCCTGTGCCATCTTCGAAGTCGCTGAATATACCCGATCGGCTTGCCCATATCGTTTGCGGCTCGCCAGCTGTTGAAGCAAACCAAAGCCGGTTTTCGTGGAAGGCAACTTCACTCGGATAACCATCCTTACCATTCCAGCTACCAATCTCATAAAGACTGATTGCAGATGTTCTGATGCTCTCCGGCATTTGATTATGAATGATTTGGACAGTCACCACCGTTGACGATGTGTAAGCCGTTATTTTGAGAACGCATGTCGTGTCATGCAGATACGTTGCATCGAAGTAGCCAGCTGTACCCGATGGGTAAACCCGCACAGTTCCTTGTTGGTGTGTTGGGACACGCGTAACCTGGCCCCAATCTGATATTGTCGTGACGTTACTCACGCCATAGACAAAACCATCTGTGGTGTATTGGTCGCCGTTAGCTAGGCTTGCCGATCCATCCCCAAGCGATGCGCCCTGAATCCCCGTTTCCGTTTGGGTTGCGTCGCCACTGTCGCCGCCTTCCCGAACCCGGATTAAAGCGCCAACCATATCAGACGTGAATATGCCACTCGTTGCCGTGCAGGTCGCCGTTGATCCGACCGCCTGCGTTCCGTATGTGGTGGCTGATGCTGACCAGCTACTAAACGTCAAGGTTTCCGACGTATCGCCGTTGAGCGGCTGGAATGGCCCTTTCTCAAAGCCGAATTCCGCCAAGGTCCATGCGGTATGTGATGTCCGCGTGATCGTCTTAGGCTTTTGATCCGGATGGCAGATATACAGAACATCGTTGGTCTGGGCGAATTGCAGATCTGGCAACTGGCTCTCAGTGTAAGTCGTGGCTAGCTCCACAATCTCGGATGCCGTTCCGCCTGATGTGTACGTGCCGAAACTAGTGCTGTCCTCACCGGATAGTTCGAACGTGTTGGCCGTCGTATTCGCAACCAGAAAACGCCGGTTGTTAAGCTGGTGCATACCGCCAACACTGCCGATATAGACATAGTCACCGTTTGAAAGTGTGTGCCCGGTCGATGTCACAACAGCAGGGTTTGCATTCGTGATGCCGGTGATGTTATTGGCCGCGTGCGTGATCAAAGCGCCATCGCGAAAGAACCAAACATAGCTTGGCCCGAACATCAACGTATAAGCTTGCTCTGTGTTGTATACAAACCGAACAAGCTTCGCATCTTCCGAGCTGGATTTAGGTTCCACAATGTATTTAAAGCCTGGTCGCTTGCGAGCACCACCATGCGGAACAACCACAAAGTTCGTGATCTCATAGGCCGCGTTACGATATTTCTCGATATCGACACGGCCTCTTAGCCTTGGGGTAAACTCGCCAGCAGTGAAGTTCGTGATGAGTGTTGCTGTTCTTGCCATCAGAGACGACTATTCACCCATATGCTCGCCTCGAATGAACGCGGCACGCCTTCCTGACTGTCTGCCGTTCGCGCTTCTCTTAACTTGCGCTCGGCGACTTCCCACAATCCTTGTACGCCTGTCATTGACTTCTTGGACGCGGCTGCAAGTTCTGCGCTCATGCGTGCAATCAAAGCATCAATAAACAGATCATCATATTTGCTGATGTCTTCTTGCCTAAAGACGTATTCGATTTTTACCGTTGCATCGTTTGAAACAATGAACCCGGACTCTAGTCGATAATCTGGTTGCCCATCATGGAATTCATTGTTTGCTGACGCTGATGGTGTGTCAATGTTAGTCCGGACTAGCCGGAGAAAGTCATCCGGCAATACGTGCTTATAGGTGTATTCCCAATCTGGCGTTTCGGTTGATAGCGCGAGCGTTGAACGCTTTACTGCGAAGTTCCAGAAATGCCCGCGAAGCATGGCATCACGGGCTTGAGGGTAAGCAATCTTGCATCGGCGAGCGACTTCTGTCCCTTGATCTAAAGAAGTTATCGTTGTCTCGCCGATGCGCTGCAAGGCTAGGTTGCAGATTTCCGTATCAGATGTGATCTGGCTCATTCACCTAGCCTCAAAGCTTAGTCGTGCAGATAGAACAGGCACCCGGCGATGGTGTCTGTGTCTGCGATTGCGGTGCTTGCGCTTGTTGCTCGGATAACAACACCATCTTTGGATTCAAATACTTTGGTGTATCCTGTCGCCGCCAAGCCTGCGAGCGTGGTCAACTCCTCAAAGCCGATCACGTCCGCACTATCAACAGAGATGCCATCAATCAAACCGTCTGGATCAGCAGTAACAGCCGAGCCGTCTAGGTCTGTATAAGCATCAAAGCCGAGATCAAGCGTCGCTGATGCCGTCGTCCAGTTCACATAGAGCCATGAGGACGGCAACAGCAGCCGAACCCGGCCCGCTGGAAGCTTAACCAAAGCAACAGATGAGCCAGAATCACCGGCACCTGATTGCGTATGCTCGAAATACATTCCGCGCACACGGCCTTTCCAATCGCTAGTTTCATTGTTCACCGCTGGTGTAGTGGTGAAAATGTTAGCGTATTGCGTGCTTTCTTGAGTAGTTACAGCCATTGTTATCTACTCCCCTTAAGCGTCAGTCGTTGGAGAAGCACCAGGGTCACATTCGATGTAACCGACACGCTCTTCTTCCATGCGAGTTGCGCCAATTGACATGCAGCAATAGACTTGCGTTGCATAGCCTTTGTCGTCTCGTTCCGTGACGCGGGTTTTCATGTCCTTACCAATCGACAAGAGCATTCCGGACTTAGTCCAGTAAAGCACCTTATCATCGCCGTTGGCATCCACACCGATGCGTTCCGTTGGGATCATGGTGAAACCGCCGTACTTAGCGATATTACCTTCAACCAGAGGCTTTATGCTGTTGTAGTCAGCGTTTGCCACACGCTCATCTTTCATCAAGCTTTCTGCCTGACGAGCATTCACAACCATGAACATTTCTTCGTCGGGGTCGACGCTGTTCTCAAGTAGGTTGCGCTTAGCCCGTAGGATCTTAGCGACGTTCAAACCAGTGTCAGCCGCACTAACGCCTGGCCAAACGGTCTGAACATCAACAACCATTGAGGCATCAAAGGCTGTTTGTGTTGATCCACTTTCTCCAGTGTATGCCGTGCCGTCCGCTGCTGCGATGATCACGTCATCCATTGAGCGGCCCATGGCATACATCGCAGCCGTAGCGTACGGTGACGATGGATCGACGAGCATACGGATACGATCTTGTTCGTCGATCAGATCCGCCCACTCCCAATCTTCAAGCGACACACGCCGACGGGCATGCGGCGTATCCATTCGAGGCGTGTCAGCATGACGTGACGTCCTGCGTTGCGCCTGAGTAGCGCCGATTTGTTCGTAGAAAGCGTTCTTGCCGACCTGTGTTTCATTACGGACGGCGGAGCGCAAGCGCGAGCCTTTTTGCTGAACCAGATGATAAACATTGGCTCTATATTGCTCGACGTGCGCCGTTGTTACCTGAGTAGACATAGCTACCAAGCTCCTAAACGGTTGATGTCAAGGGTGAACCGGATTACCTGCGAATGCAGATCCGTACTGTTTACTGGCGCTTGCGGTAGGCTCGCTAACGGACCCTTTCGGGTTGCCCGTACCTCAGACCAAGTCGCAAAGAGCTATAGGCGTCACCTGATCAC